CCCCTCCCGCGTATACGCTCAAATCCACACACCCAAATACATTCCACAGGAAAGCCCCCCCTTATCTTTCCAAATCAAAGACCCCGGGGGTATATATATTTTCAAAAAAGGTATTGCGAACGTTCGTGTTTGCGTTTAAACTCAGATAATGAGTAAACGTAGGCAATTAGTATTAGACTTCATCCGTGCATACATCAGGTTGCACGGTGTGTCTCCGTCTTATGAAGTTATAGCTAAAGGTATTGGATTGAAATCTAAGTCAAACATCCACAGGATTGTCCACCGTTTAAAGACGGATGGACACATTGTGACCAAGCCTTATAAGTTCCATGCTATTAAGCTGGTGGATGCAAGCGTACGTGATGTGGTACGTCTATGAGTCTACTGACCCACGCAGAGATTAAGAAGTACTTGGAGATGGTTCCCAAGGCTTCTCCTGAGAACCGTGCAAAGATTCAGGCTTTGTTGGAGATGGATAAGATAGAACGCAGCAAGGAATCCTTTCTGTACTTCGTGACGCAGATGTGGCCTATATTCATATCGGGTTCTCATCACAAGATCATGGCTGATGCTTTTGAGCGTGTAGCTAACGGGGAACTTAAGCGTCTGATCATTAACATGCCTCCTAGGCATACCAAGTCTGAGTTTGCTTCCTTCCTGTTGCCTGCGTGGTTTCTGGGGAAGTTTCCTCAGAAGAAGATCATTCAGACTGCACACACCGCAGAGCTTGCCACAGGTTTTGGACGAAAGGTTAGGAATCTTGTTTCATCTGAACAGTATCAGAAGGTATTTACGACTAAGCTATCGAGCGATTCAAAAGCCGCAGGTCGCTGGAATACTAACGTGGGTGGTGATTATTTCGCTATTGGCGTTGGGGGTGCTGTCACAGGTAAAGGAGCCGATCTTTTAATCATTGACGACCCTCATTCTGAGCAGGAAGCCAAGCAGGCTAACCCCGCAGTGTTTGATGGGGTCTATGAATGGTTCACTTCCGGCCCTCGTCAGCGTTTACAGCCGGGCGGAGCCATCATTATTGTGATGACTCGGTGGTCAAAGAGAGATCTGACGGGGCAAATCCTCAAGAATTCGGATAAAGATGGTGTAGATCAGTGGGAAGTCATCGATTTTCCCGCGATTATGCCCAACGGGAACCCTTTATGGCCCGGATTCTGGTCTAAAACAGCCCTAGAAGCCTTGAAAGCTGAACTTCCGGTCGCTAAATGGGAAGCGCAGTATCAACAGAACCCCACATCCGAGGAAGGCGCGATCATTAAGCGTGAACATTGGATGATTTGGGAAGAGAAACGACCTCCTGAGTGCGAATACATCATTCAATCTTGGGATACTGCGTTTGAAAAGAATAATAGGGCCGACTATTCCGCCTGTACGACGTGGGGTGTCTTCCAACATCCCGACAAACAAGGGAATTTAAAGGCAAACATCATCCTTCTTGACGCTCTCAAAGAGCGCATGGAGTTTCCTGATCTAAAACGTAAAGCTTTAGAGATGTACAAGGAATATGAACCCGACACTTTGATCGTTGAGAAGCGGGCAGCAGGCGCTCCGTTGATCTACGAGATGAGAAAGATGGGAATTCCGGTCGCGGAGTATACGCCGGGCAAAGGAAACGATAAGATATCGCGTGTAAACGCTATCTCTGCTTTGTTTGAATCTGGCATGGTGTGGTGTCCTGAGACCCGATGGGCTGAAGAAGTGATGGATGAGTTAGCTTCTTTCCCTAATGGAGACCACGACGACCTTGTTGACTCAAGCAGTCAGGCTCTGATGCGGTTTCGCTTGGGAGGTTTCATCTCCATCGATTCTGATGAAGAAGATGAACCTTTTTACACCCGTAGAAAAGTAGAGTACTACTAAGGAACAATATGAGTATTGAACAATCATTAAATCCCGCTCCATTAGGTTTAGACGCTTTGGAGATGGACGACAGCCCGGCAATGGAGATTGAGATTGTCAACCCAGAGGGTCTCAAGATTGGTATTGACGGCGTGGAGATTGACCTCATGCCTGAGACCGATGAAGAAGAAGACTTCTCAGACAATCTTGCCGAGTACATGGATGACAGTGAACTCCAAAAGATTGCCAGTGATTTGATTGGAATGGTAGACACAGACGTTAACTCCCGAAAAGACTGGGTGGAGATGTATGTCAAAGGTCTTGATGTTTTAGGAATGAAATATGAGGAAAGAACGGAGCCTTGGCTCGGGGCTTGCGGCGTATTTTCCACAGTACTTACTGAGGCAGCCGTTCGCTTCCAGAGCGAAACTATCATTGAAACGTTTCCTGCTCAAGGCCCGGTCAAAACGGAAATTATCGGTGCAATTGATAAACTTAAAGAAGAGGCTGCGGAGCGTGTCAAAGATGACATGAACTACAGACTGACAGAAGGAATGCCTGAGTATCGACCAGAGCATGAGCGCCTTCTGTATTCTTTAGGTCTGGCTGGCGCAGCTTTCAAGAAAGTCTACTACGATCCCACCTTGGGACGGCAAGCTTCTATCTTTATCCCCGCAGAGGATGTAATCATTCCTTATGGAGCCTCAAGCGCCATGACATCCGAGCGTGTGACTCACATCATGCGCAAAACAAAGAATGACATCCGTAAGCTTCAAGTATCGGGTTTTTACCTAGACAAGGAACTTGGCGAACCTCTTCAGTTCTACACTGACGTAGAGAAGAAAAAAGCCGAAGATCAAGGCTACAACCTTAATGACGACGACCGCTACCAGATCTATGAGATCCACGTAGATTACGACCTGCCGGGCTATGAGGACGAAGACGGGATTGCTCTGCCTTACGTCATCACCCTAGAGCGCGGAACGACTGAGATTCTCTCCATCCGCAGAAACTGGGATGAAGATGACAAGCACAAACTCAAGCGTCAGCATTTTGTCCAGTACACCTACGTGCCCGGCTTTGGAGCTTATGGTCTAGGTTTGATTCACCTGATCGGTGGTTATGCCCGTGCAGGTACATCTATCATTCGCCAATTGGTGGACGCAGGTACGCTGTCTAATCTGCCCGGAGGTTTGAAGACTCGGGGACTACGGATTAAGGGAGATGACACCCCCATCCAGCCGGGTGAGTTCCGTGATGTGGACGTGCCTAGCGGCTCAGTTAAAGAGAACATCATGGCGTTGCCATACAAGGAACCCTCACAGGTTCTCTTGGCTCTCTTGAACCAGATCACAGACGAAGGCAGAAGACTTGGCTCAATCGCAGATATGAACATCAGCGATATGTCAGCTAACTCGCCCGTAGGTACAACTTTAGCGTTACTTGAGCGCCAGCTTAAGACAATGTCTGCGGTGCAGGCTCGTGTTCATTATTCAATGAAGCAAGAGTTTAAACTGCTCAAAGAAATCATCCGTGACTACATGCCGGAAGATTACGACTACACGCCTGTTTTTGGTACGCCCCAAGCTAAACGTGCAGACTATGACATGGTGGATGTCATCCCCGTATCAGATCCTAATTCTGCCACGATGGCTCAAAGGATCATGCAGTACCAAGCAGTCATTCAGTTGGCTCAAGGCGCTCCACAGATCTATAACCTGCCTTTGCTGCACCGCCAGATGATTGAGGTATTAGGCGTTAAGAATGCGGATAAGCTTGTGCCTGTAGATGACGATCTAACACCACGCGATCCAATCTCAGAGAACATGGCATTCTTGACTGGTAAGCCTACTAAAGCATTCATTTACCAAGATCACGACGCACACATTGCTGTACATACATCAATGATGCAAGATCCTATGGTCATGGGTCAGATGGGACAAAACCCAATGGCTCAACAGATGCAGGCTGCAATCATGGCTCACGTAGCTGAACACATTGCCTTCCAGTACAGAACCAAGATTGAGCAACGCCTTGGCGCTACTCTGCCGATGCCAAACATTGAGATGCCCGAGGATGTGGAAGTGCAACTCTCAAAGCTCGTTGCGCAGGCGGCAAAACAACTCTTGGATATCAACAAGAACCAAGCAGCCCAACAAGCCGCCCAACAGCAGATGCAAGACCCCGTCATGCAGATGCAGCAAGCCGAGTTGCAAATCAAGCAACAAGACGCTCAAACCAAAGCGCAGAAAGTTCAAGGCGACTTGGCTATTAAACAGGCAGAGCTTCAACTCAAAATGGCGCAGATGCAAGGCGCACAAGGGGAAGACCCTGCCGCTGCCGCACAAAAAGCCCAGCAAGACATCGCAGTAGATGCCATGAAAAAGCAGGCAGAGATGCGTATGGCTGAACAACAACATCAGCAGCAGTTGGAACACAACCAACAGACGCAGGATTTGCAAGCTAAACAACAGCTTTTACAAATGATGTTGAATGCAAAACGTACCGGAGATAAATGATGACTCAACTTCTTGATGCTTTAAACAAAAGACTTGATGAACACGTCAAGGAGTTGGTAACTGTTGTAAGTGAGGGTGGTGCTAAATCCCACGATCACTACAAAGAACTGTGCGGGACAATCCGAGGTCTGCAAACCGCGCAGTATGAACTTGCTGACCTTGTGCGTAAAACGAAAGACTATGAAGATGACTGAATTTGATGTCAGCGCGGTTGATCTAAGTGGAGTGCTTAACACCTCCCCTGAAGAGAAAGCCAAACAAGTACCCGATCCGGCTACTTACCACATCCTTTGTATGCTTCCCAAAGCAGAGGATGAATACAGCGAAACAGGGATCCTTAAATCTGCAACTGCAATTCTTCACGAGGAGCTTCTATCCCCCGTGCTGTTTGTGGCAAAGATTGGCCCAGATGCGTTTAAAGACGCAGCCCGATTCCCTTCAGGCCCAGCCTGTAAGGTTGGAGACTTTGTGTTAGTGCGTCCTAACACGGGAACCCGCATGAAGATTCACGGCACGGAGTGGAGACTCATTAATGATGACTCTATTCAAGCTGTTGTGCAAGACCCTCGCGGTATCCAGCGACCTAACTAAGGAGAAATCATGGCTGAAATTGAAAAAACAGAATTTGAGTTTCCTGATGAAAAGGAAGAGAACCTTCGTAAGGGTGGGAAAGTTGTAACCCCCGAAGAAGATGAAAAGCCTGAAATTGAAGTTGTAGACGATACCCCGGAAGAGGATCGTTATCGCACTCCAATGAAAGAGGCTCCTCAAGATCCTACAGAAGAAGAGTTGGCAACTTACTCTGAGAGTGTCAAGAATAGGTTTAAACACTTTACTAAGGGATATCACGAAGAACGCAGAGCCAAAGAGTCTGCCGAGCGTGAAAAAGAAGAGGCTCTTCGCCTTGCTCAGGCAATGTACGAAGAGAACAAAAAGCTTAAAGGCTCCGTCAATCAAGGACAGACTGTTCTTTTGGAACAAGCCAAGAAGGTCATTAACTCCGAGATTGAAGAAGCTAAACGGCTCTATAAAGAAGCTTACGAGTCTGGGGATGCTGATAAGTTGTTGGATGCTCAGGAAGCACTCACTACCGCCAGAATCCGCGCAGATAAAGTAAATAATTTTAAGCCTGCCCCTTTACAAGAGGAAGAAACTCCTGTACAAATAGCACCACAACCTCAACAGGCAGCGCCCGTTGACGAAAAACTACTAGCATGGCAAGACCAAAATCAGTGGTTTGGAAGCAACAAACGCATGACTTCATATGCTTTAGGGCTACATGAGGAACTTGTTGAGAATGGTATTAGGGTTGGCAGTGACGAATACTACCGTCGTATCGACACTGACATCCGTGAAAGATTCCCCGACCAAGTTGGAGCCGGAGAATCCGCTGATGCGAAACCTCAGCGAACCAAGTCCAATGTCGTTTCACCGGCTACCCGTAGTACAGCGCCTAAAAAGATCGTACTAACGCAGACGCAAGTGAATCTCGCCAAACGGTTGGGAGTTCCTTTGGAACTGTACGCCCGTAAGGTTGCTGAAGAAATGAGGAAATAATTATGGAAAAATCTGCACGTCCTAGTCGTGATCTATCTACCCGCGAAGTAGCGGAACGTCCAAAACAATGGATGCCTCCTAAACTTCTCCCCGATCCAATCGCGGAAGAAGGCTACAAATATCGGTGGATTCGTATTGCTACACAAGGTAAAGACGATGGAACCAATTATTCTTCTAAGCTTGCCGAGGGCTGGGAGCCTGTTAGAGCTTCTGATCATCCCGAGATTCGTTTGTTTAGCTCTGCTGCGGCAAAGTTTCCAGACAGTATCGAGGTAGGTGGTCTCTTGCTTTGCAAAACACCTGTAGAGTTTACTGAACAACGTAATGCGTATTACCGCAAACAAGCGGATGCGCAAATGGAGTCAGTTGACAATACATACATGCGCGAGAATGATCCGAGGATGCCTATGTTCAAAGAACGTAAGTCCACGGTCACTTTCGGAAAAGGTACTTAATTTTTTGGAGTCTTAAATGGCAACTACTGCTGCACCCTATGGGCTACGACCCATAAACCGTATTGACGGTATGCCCTATGCGGGCGCTACGAGTCAATTCTTAATCGACCCTGCTGGCGAAGGTACTAACTTGTTTTATGGACAAGTTGTTATCATTGGCGCTGACGGTTATATTGCTCTGTCTACCGCTACAGGCGCAGACATCACTACCAATAACCTTGGTGGTGCTAACGTAGGTGCAATTGGCGTTTTCGTCGGTTGTTCTTATATCAACACACAAGGCCAGCAAATTTACGGTCAGTACTATCCCTCCGGCACAACCGGCGTGGTGACTGCATACGTAATCACTGACCCGTTTGTTACTTTCCAAGCACAGCTTGACGGTTCTGCCGCTCAATCTGCTTTGGGCAGCAACACCTTCTTTGCCGCTGTACAAAGCACCAGCACGGGTTCAACCGCGACTGGTAACTCGACCAGCGCTTTGGAGTCTACTGTGGTTCAGACTGCTGCGGCTTTCCGTATTGTGGGCTTTGCTTCCACTCCCGGCGATGCGTTTACTGATGTGTTGGTTAAATTCAACCCCAGTGCCCATTCGTTCTTAAACAACGTTGGCCTGTAAGGAGTAAATCATGGCAATTTCACGCGCACAACTACTTAAAGAACTTCTTCCCGGCCTGAACGCATTGTTTGGTCTGGAGTACGCAAAATATGGTGAAGAGCATAAAGAAATTTATGAAACTGAAACCTCTGAGCGTTCTTTTGAAGAAGAGACAAAACTGTCTGGCTTC